AACTGAAAAGGAATCATCTATAGACACTTCAATATATATATTTTTTATTCTTATGTATCGTCGTCCGTGTTATCTTCTTCATCCTCTAGGTAGAATTCTGGCCGTTTTTCTCTCAAGTAGGATAGTAAGTTATTAGGGAATGTATAAAGTCTTTTTGTTGATGTTTTGTGGAAGAATTCGCCAAATTCTTTCATTAATAATTTTGACGTTAGTTGTAATGATTGGTTACTTTGCAAATGATTATCACCGCTATAATTTAACGCTCTTCTATGTATGTCCGTAGCCGTGAAACTTTCATTTTGAAAATCCTTATATTGTTTATATATCATTCTTATGCATGAATGTAACGTATAGGACTGTATTTCCTTTTTAATTTTATTCTCAAGTGCTTCGATTTTTTGGGGTATTGCTCTATTATACAAAAATTTAAAGAAATGTTTTAATTTATTTTTATCTTCTAAATCTTCGTAAAAAATTTCGGTTAAACTTTTAGGGGCCTTTTTCTCGTTGCAATTAATTATTGAAAATCTACGGTCGCCCTCATCTATTTTCACGCAATTAATGTTATTAGTAGTAAACAAGTAGTTAGCACAATCATTGATCTCGTATGGTGTTATTCCCTTGGGCTCTACCATCATCCGTTTTCTTGTGATGATTCCCTTTATTTGGTTATGTATATCTGACCCACGTGCCTTAATTTCATCGCCGTATAAAATTAATTTATTGGCAAGGTGAGAATTGAATTTACTTTTCATGTCATCTATGGTATTCAATGTGGCCGTATATTTTGCCATCATTTCACATAATAATAATTGTATTGAGTTTTTACCTACTCCGTGCGTATTACTATAGAAGATTAAACAAACATCGGTTTTTTTATATGGTTTTTGTATTATGTGGGCTATCCAATCGAGCACATGGTTAATCTCCTTGTCTGATGTGAAAACATGTCTAAACATGTCCATAAATGTGGCTATTTGTGACTCGTCGAATTCCAGGTCCGGGTCGTAAAGGTCAAACCCTTTGAACATATTATAATTTAATGGGTTTTGTAATTTTGGGTTTGGCTCAAACTCAATAGTCTCGTAAATTTTTCTTTCTGGGTCCCTGCACCAATTAGGATAGAAACTTTTATCGACATATTTTTCTTTCTTGGGGTCATATTCCTTATAAATGTGCGGGGCTAATAATAGTTCTTGTTTAGTCTTCTCACCTATCAAATAAAATTTATCTTTTACCATACGGGCGAGACTTGTAGGGTGTTTAATGAAAAAATAATTTTCGTTTTCAATTATTTTTTTTATTTCTGTGTATGTTGGTCCTTCATTTATTTTAGTTATTTTATTTTTTTGTTCTGGAATCTCATAGTCATGTTTTTTTATCCATGCATTAAACTTTCGTTTATTGTCCTTCTTGCAAATATTTAATATATAATGAATTGTAATGCCGTCCTCCCTACTGGTGTATGATTCAAATTTTTTATTAGTCTTTTTTATGCCCTCATATTTTTCCGCATCTTTAGCAGAGAAGCGGTTATATAATGACTTTTTGCATTCCCTGTCGAGGTCACTAATTGAACTAATCGCAAACCCTACACGTACCCACTCTTCATATTTTTCCGAATATTCCAAGGGCAATAAGTCTATTAGTTCTTCATATTTCTTTAAATTTAAATGGCTATCCTCTACTTCCTCATCTGAATCATCACAATTTTTTTTTACTGTTATTTTTTTATCTTTTTTTTCTACGATTGGCCCGACATATTCTTTATCGTCGATATTCACGGCCTCGGGAGCGATATACTCAGGAATAAAGTCCTTAAGTTCTCCCCGTTGGATTATATGGGCAGTATTGGGGACTTTATGGTCTTGATATGTTTGTCCTCCTTTTGACTGTCCGGGCAATCTGAACCAATGACCGGTCCCTTCTGAATATATTGTGGTGTCAACAAGTCCATCGAACTGTTTATTTTCTGCAATAAAATTTTCATGAATTTTTTTTAATCGGTCAGTAGAACACGAATATTTAGGAATGGCGAAATGATACGAGTCATCCTTCCCCATGTTCTTTGTGTAGCTAATGTCGTCTAGTTCAACATCCAGGCTATACCTACTATTAAGGAAATTAATAAATAGGTCTAAGAAGCTACTTAATGTGCCCTTATAGTGGTCTAAATCGGTAAAAAATGTATAAATAGTATTAGGCCGCACACGCATGTGGTACCCTTCATCAGACTCCAATAACTTTAATGCTTTCTTTAATGAACAATTTACGCCACCATTTTGGATAAAATGAGTGTTAGCCTGGTAATTCTCAAGTGGATACAAGCGAATCGCCATATTTATAATTATACTATATATTTTTATTTTTAAATAAAAATTTATTATTTTTATTTATTTTAATTATTTATTGAGTGAGGGGCAAAATGGCGGGGAATGGC